GTTAGTATCTCTAAGTATGTAGCGTCTATGTTATTCATCATAATGCTAATAGGCTCACTTGCGTAATATTTGTCTATGTATTCTTTGCTTAGTGGTGTCATTGTTTTGTTTTATAAAGTAATCAAATGTAGCTGCCATTACAAAGCCTGTTGCAATTAGCAGAAAGCAAATAGCGTAAATCATTTTGCGTAGATGTCTTGAAGTTGCCCAATAAGGTAACAAGCTACTAAAAATACGGCTAAAAGTTGTGCGGTTTCTTTTTTCATTGTGTTTGTGTTTTGATTAAATAATAACCAAATATACAAGTTTTACACAATCCACCAAATTTATTTTTGTAACCTTGTTGCAATTATATGAAGGCATACCTACCCGTGCCACGTTTAAGGCTAAAGTTCTGCCAAGCCAATGATAAAGCTACCACGGCATCATCGTGATATCCTGAAGGTGCGGAGTACTTAACTCCCGTTGCGGTATATTGGTATTCAAATACTTCTAACTCCTGGGTTATAATGCCGTCCGGATAACCAATCTTGCCTTGATGTATTGCAGCTTGTAGCCCCTCCATTAGTTGCTGCTTACTTGAACTTGTGAACTTTAAGCCTTGTATCATTACCCCTTCCCTTTGTAAGTCCTCAAGGATAGGGTCGCCAACCCCCGTAGAATCGACAAGGATAGGGCATTTAGGCAGCCTAATGATGTTTTGCTTAGTATTATGCCAATCCATTTGAAAGCGGTCAAAATAAGCCACATTCCCGTCTTCGTCTAAACCTACGATAACTGTCCAATCGACCGACTTCGCTAAGTCAATCCCAAAAGAAACAATAGGTCTTGTAGTAACCGGGTGTATGCAGTTACGGATAAATTGAGTACCGAATGGGTTAGCTGCGTTTTCAGCAGGGTTAGCCATATACTCCTGCTCAAACACAACCTCTGGCAGTTGCTTACGGGCATCGTCTATTTCGTTAGGGTCAATGTAAGGGTTATCGTATGTCGTAAACTTAAAGCTTTGCCAATTAGGTTCGGCTTTACTAAACAAGCTATAAAAATAGTTTTTGCCTCTTGGTGTGCTTAAAAATATAGCCCGACCTTTATAGTCAGTCAAGGTAGGTCTAATAGAGTTAAGCCACCCGTCTTCTAAATTAGGTATAAAAGAAGCCTCATCAATTACGGCTAAGTGAAACTTTAAACCTCTAAGATTGTCTAATCTTTCGCCTGTAAAGAAACGTATGCTGCCTCCTGTTATAAAGTTAATAACCAGGTCGCTCTCGTTCTTAGAGTATATCTCTATAGGTAATAAGTCTACTATCTCTTTAAAAAATATCTTACCTAATTGATAGGTAGGTGTTATATAAGCTACACGCTTTTTATTGACCGCAGTATCAATGCTAATCGTTTGGCTAATCAAGGACTTTCCAAACCTTCGCCCTGCCATCATAACAATAAACCTACTATCGCAGTCAAGAACTTGCTTTTGTGCAGGGTGTGGGTTATGTAAGCTTAGACCGATTGTTTGCATTATCTATCGTAAGTAATTTTAATCTCATTTACTTCGTGCTTATTCTCTGTCTTTTCTACTAAGCTATTCAAACGCTGCGTAATGCTTGGATTGTAAACACCTGCCATACCGCCTTCGATTTGGTCTTGCCTAATTGTTTTCTTAATACGTGAACAGATAGTGCGAAAATCCTCGTAAGCATTATTTGTATTAGCAAAGTATTTTCCTAAATCGCTTATAATTCCTTGATTATAACAATAGTTTTCAAAGCCTTCTATTGTCAAAGGTCGCTCTCTTAATCTGTAAACTTCGTCTCCATCTTTACCTACGAAGTCGTGTACTCTAATAGGATTATTTTTAGCGTACTCGCAATACTCAGTAAAATATTGAAGCATTAACTCTGGTGTCTCGATTGCTTTATTCCTACCCATCTATTTTTGTTTTATAGTGTTGACATATTCTATCCATAACTGATAGGTAATATGTGTTAAAATCTTTATAACCTTCGTTGTCTTGTTCGTATGTTTTGTATAATATGCCTCGTAGCCTTTGGCTTGGTGTCTTAAATGTGTCAGGGTCAGCCTTTAGATTTTCTATTACGTCTTGTTCTTCTTTGCTAAATGGTTCTTCTTTAATTGCTATGTAACAGAACTGTTGGTTAAGCTGAAACAAGTTAGCTGCGTCTTTAGGACTTAGTTCCTGGGTTGCTAAGGTTAGCTTTATTGTTTTGTCTTTGCGTGAGGCTATGCTCTCTACTTGGCTTGATAATAAAATCATAGTATGCCGTTAATTATATCGTTTGCTTCGTCTATTGCGTCCTCTTGGTCTAAATAAGTATCTACGTCTGCTATGTGCTTATTGATTAAAGTTTCTGCCATTGCGTAAGTATAATTGCCTATTGTGGTCATATCGTCTCCGTTCATACCTGTTTTACATACTGCTACGAAGTAAGCTTTGTGAGTTATAATATACCATATAGCCCATAACTTTCTCATCTGCCTTGACCTCTATATGCTTTTTCTCTGGGTGTGTGCTTATTAAAAGACTTCTTTGCAGAGCCTCTTTTACGCTTACCAAAGTTGACTTTGTTTTTATTTTCGTTAACCTTTGCCATAATTCTTTGCGTGTGTTTCTTTTAAAAACTCTTTATATTGTTTCTTATCTCCATATTCTATGTGGCAGTTTCTACATAAACACATCAAGTTTTCTATTACATCTGCGTTCTTATTGCCACCCATTCCCCTCGCTTCTATGTGGTGTATGTCAACTCCTACACCACCACAAACCTCACAAGGAACAAACGATGTAGCATCATAGTCCATTCCTTGTAAGTAGATTTGTGTATGTTTTTTCATACTTTTCCCATTAAATAATTCTTTTGTTAAAAAATAATTTAAGTATGAAATATTTTACCAATGCCACTAAGTTCTTTAATCACATCCGGGTTATTATCTTTATGTACTTTAACTCCTAAACTCTTTACCTTTTCAACCTTTGCTTTGTTACTTCCTGTTGCATAAACCCTGCTATGAGGTATACCTAACTTATCGGCAGTCGCTAACATTCCGTCTACGCTTTGCCTTGCTGAAATAATATAAACTACTTTACCGGCTTTAATATCTGTTTCTGCCTGAGCCTTTCCTTTGTCAGTACTTAATACATCGTCATAGTCATAGCTAACTTTCTCGGCAGCATAAGCCCCACTTGCCAGGATTGCTTTCCAAACCTTCATAGCTTTTTCTTCGGTGTCATAAACACAACCCCCGTTACCTATTCTATATTTGCCGTTGGAACATTTTATTACTGGCATAGTTTACTATAAATATACTTTCTGTCTAAATTTATCTCGTCAAAGTTATACTTCTTTTGGCAGAACTCAAATAGCTTTTCTCCGCTTTCCTTTCTCATAGCTTCGTCATTTATTAAATCTCTTATATGTTTGTACCAATCCTTTTGGCTTTTGACATAGTGTACCGGTAAATCAAAGTAAGGATTAACAAAGCTAACTACCGCCGGGTTCCTTTTAGCTGCCGTTTCTAATACCTTTAGATTTGACTTCATAGCGTTAAACTTGTTATCTACTAAAGGAATAACTGAAATATCGCTATCTGTGTAAGCACCCATATATTCAGTCACTCTTGCGTAATTGTAGATAGTAGGGTTAAGCTTTAGTCCACAAGTAAACGATGCTATCATCTTATCCCAAATAGGTTTTTCTCCGTCGTTGTACCCTGCTATTACAGTTCTTATGTTTAGACCTTGCAGACGTTTAAAGGGTTGCTTTAGTAATTCTATATCCTTTTCGTGCGTTCCACTACCGCTCCAGAATAACCTTACTCGGCTATCTTCGGTCTTGTTATCTATAAACTGCTCTTGCCCGTAAGGTAGAGCGTTTGGTAATATGTGAACGTTCTTATTGTATTGGCTTATCTCGGCTGCTAACCTTTCGTGTGTGCAGGTACAAAGGTCAGCTATTTTCATATAGCTAATAATCTGCTCTGGTATTCTGTTTATAATATAACGCTCGTATAACAAATGGCTTGGCTCTAAGTTCCAATAGTCATCGTTATCGACTACTAACTTAAACCCGTACTTTGTTCTCCAAGTGTCCATTTGTGCTGCGCTAATCTCGTTAAGCATTCTGTTCATTAACACAATATCCCAACCTTGCTCAAGTATTTCGTCGTTAAGTACATCGGTAATAAGTGCGTACTCTTTTTCTAAGTGTACTATAGGCATCATTATTCGGTGCAGTCCTACACCCGAGTTTGCTGAAGTTATGCAAAGTATTCTCATTATGCTTTAAGTATTTGTGTTATTGGTATTAAAAAGCCTTTTGATGTATTATTGTCGCCACCATTTTTAATATACATATTGTTTTTAAAATAGTATCTTAATTTTTCTTTTAGTTTTATAACATCAAATATTAAAGCAAAGTTTAATTCATTAATTTTATATATCCAATAGTTAGCATCAGTTGTAGCAATACCAGATGGCTTACCCCTTGACTCGTATTCTATAAATATATTTCCTGTTATATGAGCCATTGTATCACTTTTAACTTCAACTTTTGTACCATCAGAAAATATATTTTTAACCCAATCTTCTGCAAGTTCTCCAAAGTTTAAATCGTGAGTAAAACTTGAAGAGTATTTCATTTATCTTTATTTATTAAAATTCGCATCTTATTTTGTTTTGGTTGTGGTAAATGTCTTGGTATTTATCCCAGACGCTTTGCGCCCTTGCTAAACTTTCGTCTTTCATTTTCCTGTAATCAGTCCCATTACCGACATCGTGTCCTATATGTTCTGACCTCATATCTGGCAAATAGTAGTTAGTAAAGCCTGTAATAGTTGCTCGTTCTCCGTAATCTCTATCTTGCATTCCGTAAGGGTCATAGTCTTCATTATAACCGCCAACCTTGTCTATAAGTTCCCGAGTAATAAAGTTATCGCCAAAAGGTGTATGTGTTTTATGTACCCCGTCTACAATGGGTGGCAATTCCTCTACGCAATGTATACCAATAATGCCCGTTTTTGACACACGTTGCGAAAACATAACCCATTTTGACAACCAATTTTCAGGTAGCAAAATGTCATTAGCTAACAAACAAACTGCATCGTAGTTCTCAGACATTCTTAAACCTGCATTAACTCCTGCTGCTATGCCTCGCTTTTCTTTTGATAAGTCATACCCGGCAAAAGGATAGTTAAACGTTTCGTGCGTGTCGCTTCCGTTATCTATTAGAAAACAATCTGCGTCATAACCAGAGTTAAAAAAGTTTTGGTTAATTACACGCTGCGTTAAGTCGTGTCTGTTTTGTGCCAGTAATAAGATTGCTACTTTCATTATCTTATGTTTGAGCCTATTTCTCTTGCTGGTACTCCTGCGTATTTAGTATTTGCTTTTGCATCGCCTTTAACAAAAGCACTTGCGCCTATCATACAATTTTCGCCAATGTTTGCAAACTGATGCAGTACTGCGTTAAGTCCTATATTAGCACCATTATCTACAATAGAATGACCGCCTATCTTAGCACCGCAACTAATTGTTACATTGTCTAAGATTGTGCAGTCGTGTCCGATGTGTGCGTGTTTCATTATAAAACAATTATTGCCAATAAAGGTATCTATCTCAGTACCTGCGTCTATTGTTACAAGTCCTGTGATAACATTGTTATCTCCTATATAAACCTTGCCTTTTTCTACATTCCAGAACTTCTTGTGTTCTGCTTTGTCGCCTATAATACAATAAGCACCAATGTAGTTTCCGTCTCCGATAATTACGTTATCGCCAATAATAGCGGTAGGGTGGATAAAGTTAGCCATTCTTTTTATTTTTTGGTTTTGGTTGTAAATCGTACCATTCGTATAAGCGTTTAATCATATCAAAAATACAATGGCTGCACCATACAGTTAAGATAAATGTATCGTTCATATACTTGCGGTAAATATGCTCATACATTTTTAGTATGTCTAAATCTATATTTCTAACATACCCGTTCTGCACCATTTCGTAGTTAGGTCTGTGCAGGTCTAAATATTGGCGATGTTCTATTTCCATAAGTTCCACATTAATTTTGTTATGATTGGGGCAAGTACTCCGGGTATAAATACAACCGCAAAAATGTTTGTTACAATTTCAGGTAAAATAAACAAGACAAGACCTACCCAAGCACTTAAACAACTTGTGCAGCTAAAAGGCTTGAAATCTAAATACCATTTTTTATGAAACTGGTGTATCTCTACAAAGAATAAAGCAAAGCTAATTGCTGATAAAATCGTTAGTATCATTTTCGTAATTGTTTTTTAAGTTCACGCTTTGTTAATTTTAATACCCTGTGAATTGTCATATAAGGTATTCCGGTAACCCTGCTAAGTTCCTTTGCGTTGCAGTTGTGATTAATTGCATAAAGCCTAAGTAGGTCGCTACTGAACCAGTGCAGTTTGCTTAACTCGTCTTCTACTCTATTTAGTAATTCTTCGTCTCTATCGTAAACAGGCAATTCGGCTTGTAAAGGTTTGCGGTATAATTTGTAAAATTGGCTCGTACTTGATTGCGTCATATTAAGCATAGTCCTAACTAAGTAGAACCTTAGTACATTTCGGTTGTACATATCGACAAGCTTATCTTCGTCCATCTCGCATAGCACCTTGAAAATTTCGCTGCGCAGGTCGTCTTGCAAGTCCTCTGGCTGCATCTTTGCAATAGCCTCTTTAAGTTCTTGGCTATTCCACAACTTTTCTATAATGCTATTGCGGTTCATATTCGGTTAATGAAAGTTTGCCATTGTCCTCAGTTGCTATGTAGCATAAACATTTAGATGCTTTTGCTAAGTTTAAAAATGCTATTTGGTAACTGCTTAACTTATCGCCTATTGCTTTTGTTTCGCAGTATACGGCTACTCCTTGATTGGTAAAACCTACTACATCGGGAACTCCTTTTAGTCCTATGAATGTTCGACCTCTTACGGCAAGGTTATTGTTGCGCCATACAAATGCCCCATTTTTATTTAAGGTCTTGATTGCTTCTTTTGTTAATTCGTTTGCCGTCATAATACAAAACTAAACTAAACTTGTTGATATAAACAAATACTTTTAAAAATTTGATAAGCTACTTGCGGAACGATAGCATTCCCGTATGCTTTTATAGATTGGTTTCTCCATTTAGAAAAGGTTTTAAAGTCCAATCTTTGGGAAATCCCATCATCTCTTCTAAGTATTGGGGGTTCAGAAGGGAATGCGGAGAAATCCCTTTTCTTAAAAGATAACCCACTATGTGCAATCTTTTCATTTGACTTGGTGGAAATGTGCTGTTTGTAAATTCTTGCAGTGTCGGAGTGGGCAACAAACCAAGTTCGTTCTCTTTTGTGTGGTGCGTTTTGGCTACAAGCTGGAAGTATGTACGCTTGTACTTCGTACCCTTCAGCTTCCAAGTCAGTTTGCACCTCTTCGAATACCAATCCCCCCCCCCAATTAACAATGCCGAGTACGTTTTCGCCCACGACCCATTCCGGCTGAATTTCTCGAATTGCTCTAAGCATTTCTGGGAAGAGGTGTCTATCGTCATTTTTTCCAAGTCGCTTTCCTGCGCTTGAGTATGGTTGGCAAGGGAACCCACCGGATAAGATGTCGATGTTTCCTTTGTGAATAGAGAAGTCTGTTTTAGTGATGTCATTGTAACTTATTGATTTTGGGAAGTGATGTTTTAAAACTTTTTGTCCAAATGGATTCCACTCACAATGAAATACGTTTTCCCAACCGCACCATTCAGCAGCTAAATCAAATCCACCTATTCCGCTAAATAAACTTCCGTGTTTCATTTATAAGTAATTTTATTGTTTGCAATTTCCGAATCAAAAAATAAAGCAACCGCTACTGCTCTGGCTTGGTTCTTTAACCAACTATCAGTCCATTCATCTCGGTACTGCTTTGCGCTAATTATGTCCATTCTATTAGCCTTGTAGGTTATAATCTCCATTAGTTTCTTTTTAGCCAATGCGCCATCTTCTTTTGTCCACTTCTTTATGCCGGTAGCGTTTAGCTTTGTAAATACGCTTAACGGATTAAACACCCTATCAAATGTTCGATTTTCTAACAATTTGTATTCCTGGTAACTGTAATCTATTATTTCTAAGTCAGTTAAGTGCGGTATTGCTTCTTCTCGTTCTTGTGGTATCATCTTGCGTATTTCGTTTGCTTTTTTCTTGTACCTATCCATTACCTGACTAAAGTATGCAGGGCTAAAGTTTTGATAGTGGTCTATAAAGTCATTAGCTACCATTTGCTTAAACGCTACTTTAATTTCATTTATTGTAAAGTTGCCGTATTCACTTCTTATCCAATCTTCTAAAACCGACATCTTAATTTTGTCAGGCATTACGTTTAGACCTACAAGCTGCATTATATAAATCAAGTTTTGGTTAAGAATTGTCTGGTTAAAGCTTCTTATCCTATCCCCCGAAAATGCGGTCATAATCTCCTGCTCCAAAGGAAGTAGCGTTGATAAGGTTGTAGCCATCAAGGTTAAACTGTTCTCCTTTTGTAAGTTTTCTTGTATTATTTGTAGTTCCTTTTGCATATGTTTTTGTGTTAGTTAGCCAATTATTTACTGCGTGTGTCCAACTTCTCATTGGGTTTTTACCTACTTTCCACCCATTACTTTCGTAGTAGTTTACAAATTTTTCTGCTTCAATTTTAGCTTGATTTATTCCTATCCTTGAAGACATATATTCGTAAGCTTGTTCAAAACTACATCTATTTTTATTTATATTTATATCTTCATTTTCATTTTCATTTACATCTTCCATAAGGTTATCTTTAGCTAAACCTATAGGTTTTATATTATTTTTAGGTCTACCACCCTTAGAGCCATTGTTTCTGCGGCTTTCAGTAAATTGAATGCGTTTTTCAATTTCTTCTTGTAGCCTTTCATTAAAAAAATTTCCGTCTTTGTCTTTTGAAAACTTGCTCAAAACATCAACCGAAACCGAACCTAAAGATAACCTAATGGTTTTGTCGGTAAGTATACCTTTTTGGTGTTGTAAACATAAGAGGGTTATAAATTGTCCTCTCTCGTCCATTGTTAAGTCAGCTACTCCGTTTAGGAAATCGCTGCTATAAAATAAAAATGCTGGGTCTTTTGCCATAAAAAAAATAAACCCCGATAGCTACGAACTACCAGGGTTATTATTATTTAACCACTAAACACATAGTCGGTTCGTAGTACGTCTATGTCTTTTTCTATTTTACAAATATACACTAAATTTCAACAAGTTCGATTTTCTGGCAAATAATTTTCATTTTATTTTTAAACCAATCTTCTGTTTCTATTAGGTTATTTGCTTGTTTTATGTTATGTATTGCGGTAGTATGGTCTTTTGTACCCGTGTATCCGCTTATCTCTTTGAGGCTCAATTTAGTGTACCTTCTAAGTAAATAAGCAGCAGCCTTGCGACCAAACGTTGTTTTTAAAGACCTGTCCTTTCGTAATACATCACACTCGAATACACTGTCTACAATTTCAATAATCCTTGTTGCGCCTACATCTGCGCCTATTGGTTCGTTATCTTCTAAGCCTAACAACCCTAACTGCTTCATCATATCGTGCAGTTGTATATGGGTATTACGTTGGGCATAATATAAATCTTTTAATTGTCTTATTGAAACATCTCTCTTTCTCGTTAGCATAATTAAAACGGCAGTCCTTCCGTATCTTCTTTAGGTTTGAAATCATTTACATAAATCTTATAATCTGGTTGCTTGTCCTCTGTCTTGTAGGCATTAACCCACATTGAGTAACGTACATCATTAATTGTAAAATTAATTACTTCTCCTTTAGCGGTGGTCTTTTTCCAAGCACCTGCACTCCATTTTTTTTCTGTCATTTTATTTGTTTTTAATTGAATATTTAGCTACTAATTTACTTTGTTTTTTTGTACCAACGTTAATTAATTCCGTTTGTACTTTGTACCCTTTGCGTTTTAATTCAAATACTACTGCTGCAAGTCGAAGGCTATTATACTTCGTTAAAGCTTGGATTGGTGTCAAGGTCTTGCCCGTAAGCAAGTGGTTCAAGATTTGTTGTTGTTGTGTCATTGTTATTGATTGGGTTAAAAAATACTGGTTTGTCTATAATTGTTGAATACTTTTCGATAAAAGTTAATAAGTCTTTGTATGCTTCTTCGTTATACCAAGCGTAGTGGTAAACCTCTGCAAGTAGCATCTGCCTTTCAAATGGTAGCAATTCTTTCATTAGCTTTTGTTTAGTTTATGTAGTTCATCATATCTTCATCAGCTTTCATAATGTCGATAATGTGTTTCTTTTGTGTTTGTTTTTTATTATAGTAATCTTCTGCTGCTTCAATTCCATACTCAAAGTATTGTTGCAGTTGCTCTTTTTCTTTTACTTTATATTTTTTAGCTATGCCAATAGCGTAATCAAAAGCTGCTACCATATCTAAGTTGCCTTCCTTAGATACTTTATACGAATAGCTTTGCATTTCTTCTATTAGTTGCTCTACTGCTGTTTTCATTAGCTTTTCTTTATTGTTTCCTTAATCTTGTTAAACTCGTCTAAGGTCTTTATGGCATTGATTTTTAGTGCAGCCTTTACCTTCTGGTCATCGGTAAATTTTGTTTTGTCTAACTGCTCAATCAAGAATGACTTTTGCCCTTCGCTTACTTCGTCTTTATGCTCATTCGTAGCATCTGCATCTTTGGTGTCATCTATTGCAAACAAGCCATTCAGTGCATACTTACGAGCGTAACTACTTGCTGCACCTGTAATCTGCGAAGCGTCCATTCCCTTTTTGTTTTCTTCTTCACGGGCAAGACCAGTGCAAGTAATGTTATCTTCTAAGTTACTTAGACAAGCGGTAGCCTTTACATATACTCTACCACCTACTTCTATTACTTCGTCGCTTAACATTAAAGCGTAGCCGTACTTATGGCAGATAGGTTTTGCTGCTTCGATTATATCTTCTGCACTTCGGTACTTGTATTTAGCAAAAGCGTTAAATTGGTTTTTAGGTGCTTTTAGTTCCTGTTGAATTTTAATTAGGCTCATTTGTTTCTTGTTTTGGTTCTTCAATAATATAGTGTTCTAATACTTCGACAATAGGCTCTTTTCTTTTTTTCATACCTATAAAAAACTCATAGGCTTGTGAGTAGTCCATTGATAAACTATTGTTTTCAAATTCTCCGTCTACACTTGTGTAGTAATAAACGTTGCCTCTTAGGTCTGTTTCTTTTACAAATTCAATCTTCATATAATTCGTTTTTTAAAAGTTCAAGTTCTGATTGGTTTTCTACCCAACGAGTGAAGGTGTAATCGTCATCTTCGTAATCGTAGTTTTTAGGCAATAATAAAGCATTGTAGGGGTCTTGTGTACTGCTATCCCCTTGCAGTAAGATGTTCCCGTATCGCTGATATTGGAACTTCTGGTAGGTGGTTAAGTGTGTCATTTTGTGTTTGTTTACACAAAGATAACACTTTACACAATACAAAGTGCAAAACTATATAAATTATTTTTGTAACATTGTTGCATTTGCATGAATTTTTACTAAAAATGTATGCAAATTGTACGTTTTAACATACGTAATTATGTACAGATTGACATAAAGTAAAGGGAAAACTTAACAAAAAATGTAATAAAATTAGAGGAAAAGTAGTAGAATTACTACCTTTTATAGCGGATTTTGAAAGTAAAGTTTGTCAGAACCCCCGTATGAATACTCTGGAAGGTAGAGCCTGAAGCCACACGCAATAAGGTTATTTGCAGAAGGAAAGTTATCTAAGGTTGTGTAAGTAATAGCAATATGACAAAAAGTAGATGCTGCTTTTAACCTGGTCTTAATCATTCGCTTTTGTATGCCTTGCCCTCGATGTGATTTTTTAACCCAAGCCCTATTGAAGATGCAGATGCCTTTGCTATAAATAGAACCGCAATAAGATACTATTTCACCTTCGTCAAGCATAACCCACCACTCACGATTGAACTGGAACTCATCACCGCAGCCCTTAAAGTTTGGGTTTGTATAATCTAATTCTTTTAACTGCTCGTAAGTTTCTTTGTCTAAAACATTACCGAAGCTAAATATCTTTTTGAGGCGCATTGATTAACATAATTTTTTTTAGGTATAAACTTAAATCTAAGGCTTCTTCATAAGCGTATAAAAGCCAGTCATCTTTTTTTAAATCAGTTCTATCTAATGTTGTTTTATATTCCTCTTTACCCTTCGCTTCACGTCTACGCATATCTTCTATAACTGCTGCTAATATCTTACTGTCGCTCATTATTTGTCTGTTTTGCTATGTATTTTATTACAAGTTTTGCATTTGTATTGTATTTTCTTTACTCCTGTTGCAGTTGTTCTACGAAGTGAAATAATCAAATCATCGCTTCCACATTCAGGGCAAGAGCCTCTATCTTGTCCGAATATAACTCCGTAATGCGTTTTAGGTTCGATGTGGTTTTTAAGTGCGTTAAATACTTGCTCTAATAACACTACATCTTTTTGGCAGTACTTAATCATTTTTGCCATCGCTACTTTGTCTTTATTCAAGGCTATGTCCTTCCATAAATTATACTCGGTCTTAATCTTAGTTCCGATGCCCAAGTAGTCGGCTATGTAATTAAGCTTGTTGCTATTAAAACGGAACTTTTGTCTTGCTACCTTTAACGTGTCAATAGTAACGTAAGAAGGGAACATTTCTATTTTATGAAACAAGCAGCGTGTTCTTATCCAAGCCATATCGAACTTATCTCCATTATGTCCTATAATTTCCGAAGCCGTGTTTGCTACTTCGATAAACTTTTGTAGCATCTTCTTATCGTCTTGCTTACTATCCCATTGTAAAGAGTAAACTTCTTTTTCGTCTTCCCATTTATAACAAATACAAATTACTGCTCGTTCTTTTATTATACTTTCTGGACCGATGTTAAGTTTATAACCGGAACTCCAAAAGAAACCGATATTTGCACTCACTTCAATGTCAAAGAATAGTCGTTTGCGTTTTGATTTTAGCATTATTTATTTTTTGCTGAATTTATCTATCGTAGTATAACCCATTGCGAAAAGCGTAAGATACAAGACTGCATCTACTAACTTATCGCTCGGTGCTATCTTCAATATAATGTTTAAGAACAATGATATGAAAAGACTAATGCTACCAAGCATAGCCACAACTCGTTTATGGCTTATGCTATTGCTTTCGTCGGATAGTAAGTTTACTAATATAGTTTTAAAGTTGCTCATATAGTTTTGCTTCAGCTTCTCTCCGCCTCACTAAACCTTTAAGCACCACATTATTTGCTTTTGTCCATTTCATAAATTCAGCACGTATTGTTTCGTCTTTAGGGTTAGCATTTACCTTTTTAAGTAAAGTGCTTTTCTTTAAGTTGCCAACACCTACGTTATAAGCAAACGAAACTATAGCTGAAAAATTGTTGTCGGTTATTTCTTGTTTAAGTAAAGGCTTTACATTTTTAGCAAATTCCTCAACTATTAACTCAAATAATTCATTCGCACGTTCTTGAGTAATAACATCGCCAGGTTGTACTTTAGTGCCATTTTCGTACATAGTATTCCCAAAGCCGATTGTATCAATACCTGCCGGGCATTTGTAAGCCTTTAACTTGCAGCCTTCAAATGATTTTATTAAGTCTTTTCCTGCTTTGTTTACTTCCATAATCTATTCCAATAAGCTAAAATTAACACAATAGCTATTATAAGACCGATTAAAGCCTTCCAAAAGTTATTTTGAGTAGTTACCTTACTTTTATCTGCAATCGAAATTTGAGCCGTTTCTGTGCGATTAAACGCTATTGTATCTTTTTTGACAAGTTTATTGTTTGTTTCCTTATCCTTTATTTCATAAACCCATTTAGTCACAACCTTAGGCACTACTATAATGCTATCCTTTGAAACCCTTATGGTATCAAAGATTGTAATAGTCTTGGTAAATACTTGCTCCTTTTCTATAATCTTTGTAACGCTATCATAAAAAGTAAGATGCACTGAGTCCACTTTTGTAGTCCCAGTGCTATCGTAACGCTTTTCAAACTTCTTAACAGAAGCGCAAGACGTAAGTAATAAGGCTAAAAGTATTAATCTCATTTAAGCTTTTTAGTCATTTTGTAGTAGTAACGGATAGCCATTACACCAGAAACAATAGCCACCAAACTTGCAATCAAAGTGAATAGTGGTTGAATAGAAGTAAGGCTAAGAATAGCACTTACTACTGAAACGATTGTTGATTGGTCTGCTTGGTGGTTATTTGCCATTATAATTCTTCTTCTTCTTGTGTGTTAAATTCTATGCCGGTAGTCCAATCAGCTAAGAATGTGAAATCTTGTAAGCCTTCAGGGTTGACTACGTTAATTATTACAAAGTTAAATTCTTTATCATTTAAAGCCTCAATGTCCTTAGTTAGCTTCTTGATGCCTTCTTTAGAG